ACATTCGACTGTCCACGCTGTGCTGTTCCACAGTTGAAAATCGGCACTGCTAGCTAAGGACAAGTAATCGCCCGTTCCGTCGTATGCACCACTGCTTCCATAGAACTTGCTGACGGAAGTAACCGTTTTAGCGTTTCCGTTGACGGTGATCGACTTGGCGCTACCACTACCTTTGATCGTCGCACTCTCATCCGTAAACGTGGTGCCGTTGTTGGCACCGTCCATCGGGATCGCCAGCACAATCGAGCTGCTGTTGCTGTCCGTTCTCGTGCCAGTACCTTTGACCGTGCCATAAGTGTCGGTGGTGTTGTAGACCGGCAACGCACCAGACGCAGCGGCCACCGAGGTGGGACCGCCCGTGACAATGCTCAGGTTATTCGGCGTCCAGTCGTTATTGTTGCCGCTGTAATCATTACCAAGTGCAGCAGCAGTGGCGGCTGAGTTATCGCTGAACTTCAGCCAGAATCCATTTGTACCGAAACTGCCGGTGTAAGCCTTAGGAATCAGTTGCCCAGTAGTGGCACTGACTTCTGTGAAGCTGCTGGGGGTTAGGGCTTGGCCGTCGATGAAGTGGATGTCGGCGAGGTAGCCGTCGAAAAAGCTATAAGCAGAAGACCCCCAAGTTGTGCCAATCGTGTTATTGGCATTGCCCATCGCAAACTGGCAGGCGTATCCCGAGGTCGGATAGCTAGCTGTTGAGAATGTTGTGACACGAGATCCATTAACATACAACCGAATACGATCACCACTGGTCCCATTATTGGTATCAATTGTCAATACAATGTGATACCAAGATGAAGGATCTCTAAAAACTTGTGTTGTTGTTAGCTGATATGAAGATGCTCCGCCAAGAATTACAGTAAGAGTGTTAGTAGAGTCAAATTGAAAATAGGCGCCGTAAGCTGCGCTGCCGTCATAACCGCTCCAAAAGCATCCTGTCGCCCCAAGCTTGGCTCTTTTTACCCAAAGCGACAATGTTTGCGTGGTAGTGCTGCTGCCAGATGAATACGTCCTGGCACACTTGGCACTGTCACTACTATTGAAACGCAGCGACCGCTCAATGTTGTAGCCCGTGGGTGCTGCCGCATCGGCAAGCAACAATACAGAAGAATTATTTAAAACAGACATCTTAAATCAAGCTTTTACGTTTTGGACCAGGCGATAAGAGACGCTGGAAGTATCTTTTGTATAGTACACAAGTAAATCAACGGCTCCGCTAGTTGCCGTCAAACTTGGAGTACTTCCAGAACCCCCTGGATAGTGCCAACCAGTACTAAACGCCATTGTATTACCAGATGTCCCCTGGATAATCGTCACAACACCGGCTTGGCCCGAAGCAATATTAGTTGGATTTTGTAAAGTAGTATTGCCTGTCAGCGTGATTTGAAAATTATTACCGGATGCAAAATTTAAACTGATTCCCGTTGCATAAGCTACGGTAACAACACTACCCCTTTGAGCAGCTGTAAATGTTTGGACTCCAGTTGTAGTCGCACCATTTACGACACTTCCTGAAATAGTACCTGTGACAGTAACATTCCCACTGAAGGTAGGATTCTGTACTAAGCCAGAAATAGAAACACTTTTATCAATGCCATTATCTGTAAAAGTAATGGTGTCTACCTTAATTGTTCCGTAGCTCATTTTTTTGTCTCTTTTTGTTTATTTTAACTGAAAAATTAAGGCAGGATAATCAATGGTCCCTGGATAATAAAACCACTTGTTCCACCAGACACTACACCTGAGCAAACAATAGCAGGTGTTGCTCCAGAAGGAGTTGTTATATGTATCGTACTCCCTGTTATATCTGTGAAAGAGCCTGTTGTAAAGGATGCGGTAATTCCGGTAACAGTTGTTCCTGTTAAAGAATTAAACGTACCTGTTGTTCCTTGGAATGTTGTTCCGGTAATAGTTGTTCCGCTAAGCGTACCGGTTACTTGAACACCAGAAGTAAATGTACTGGAGCCAAGAACGCTAAAATTACCCGAAACAATAGTATTGATAAAAGCAAGGTTTGTTGCGGCAAGAGTAGTGAATACACCGGTAGACGCATTAACGGTTGTACCGGTAATTGTGGTTCCACTTAAATTAACAAAAACGCCAGAAGTTCCCCTAACTGTATTGCCGGTTACTGTTGCTCCCGAGATACTGGTTGTAAAAGTCCCAGCTATTCCGTTTAGATTTGTAAAAGAACCTGTGTCACCTGTAACAAGTAAACCAGAAACACTTGTAGTAAATGTGCCAGTTGATCCGGTGATAGATGCAAAAGTGCCAGTATCACCTGTTAAAAGGGCTCCAGAAATTCTGTTTGTGAAATTCCCTGAGATTGCGTTAACAACAGTAAATAAACCAGATGCACCTGTAATTGTTGCGCCTGATACACGACTGGTAAAGACACCAGATATACCCGAAACAAAAGTTGCGGAAACAGCGTCACCTGTAACGGTTGCTCCCGAAAGAGTGGTAAAAGTCCCTGAAACACCCGTTACTGTTGTGAATTGACTGGTGTCACCTGTGATTAAAGCACCTGACAAAACCTGGGTGAATACACCAGAAATACCAGTTACGTTCCCAAATGCTCCTGTATTACCAGTGACTGTTGCTCCAGAAACTCGCGTTGTGAATGTGCCTGAAACTCCTGTTGTATTTGACGCTAGTAACGTATCACCGGTAATCGTGGCTCCAGAAAGCTGTGTCGTAAAGACACCAGAAACACCTGATGCGGTTGTAAGAGCAGCTGTTGTTCCTGTAATAAGCGTTCCAGATAATGTTCCTGTTACTTCAACACTGTTTGCAAATTGTGCAAGTCCGGTTACAGTTAATCCACTGGCAACAGAAAGATTTCCGCTAACGTCAAGAACAGGAGTACTAAGTGTTTGGAAAGCACCTGTTGTTGCGGCTACTGTTGTTCCAGTGATTGTGATGCCGCTTAAATCAGTGAATACACCAGAAGGTGATCTAACTTGACCACCTGTGATTGTTGCGCTAGATACTTGTGTGCTGAAATTACCGGAAATAAAATTTGCCGTTGCCCCAGTAGCAGTGGTAACTGTTGCAGTTACGGCATTGACATTGGTGCTTTGTACGTTGGTGCCCGTAAGCGTTAAACCACTAACAGTACCACTGACAACAGCATTGTTTTGAACAACGATGCCGCTAAATGTGCTCAGTCCAGACGCTGTAACAGTATTAAAGACACTGGAACCAGTGACCGTTAAATCTCCGGATATGGTAACGTTTCCGCTAAAAGTTGCTCCACTAATAGGAGCGTAATAGATGTTTAAATACTCCCTAAATTCGGTAAAAGTTATTTTTTTGTTGCGCAGAGTAGGGTCGACCTCGAAGACGTGGACCAAAGTAAGCAGGTCCTGATCAACGATATCGGCCCCATTAATGGCTGGAAATTCCGTGATCCTACGGTTTGCCACCTATTCTATTGCGCAATTCTTTCTTCAATTATACGTCTGCTTATTTAACGGGCTTTAATCTCAATCCGTGGAAGAATATTTGAAACAAATCCCCACGTCCACTGAACACCAGTTACAATGCCACAAGATAGCAAAAGGATCAACAAAATTTCTGCTACTGTTAAATTACGGCGGAGATATACAACTTGCGGTGGCGCAACCTGCGGCACTTGCTGAGAAAACAAAACTTCTCTTGCTTGTTTTAATTGTTGAGCTTGTTGCCGCAAACGTTCTAATTGTTCTGGATCCCACTGCGAATTATTTTCTGCAGGAGCCATGGGTGCTTGAGGGGAAGGCTGGAAGGAAGGAGCTGGCGATTCCATGTTGCATTACGCTTTGTCATTACGTTAGCATTTAAATAGAGCAATTACGAGTATGCAGTACGGTTTACGCAAAGGATTGGAAGATATTAGTTTTGAACTACGTTCAATACGTAATGTCTTAGTTGCTCTTTGGAGTGCACGTTACGCAACAGGGGAGACGGACAATTTAAGCCCAGATATTTTTGCTGATGAATACATTTCAATTGAGGAATGCGCCAAAAGATTGGCAATATCTGACCAAACCATTCGCAATTGGATCCTAAGCGGTAAAAAAAATCCTGAAAAAGGCTGGGTACAAGGGATTCACTATGTCAATATTGCAAAAATGGACAAGAAAAAACCCGTGATCCGGATTCCGTGGAATCAGCTCATCATGTCATTTACCAAGAATGAACCAACGGATAACACGGTTTTCTGGAAAACACAACTTTACAAAAAAGAAGATGATTTAGAAAGTGTAAAAAAATATACTGGTTTTGATGGAGATCGATAATGTCATATCGTTTTAAAAATATCAATATTGACGAGATCACTATTGAAAACCACAGCAAAATTCTTCCCGAATCTTTGTGTTTACAGATTTTTGGCTTTCTTCCACCACAGGGTTCTTTTGATGATGGGTGCTTGAGACGTTATTTAACTCTTTTAAAAACAACCGAAGAAGAAGATCGGTATGCATCTATGACTTTGGCAAATCGCTTGCGGTTGGCCTTTAAAGATATGCAACCGGATGCAATCTGTGGTAAATTTCCACAAGCGGATTTGAATTTAAAGCGACGCTTGCGTTGTGTAGCTGAGTACCTTATTCGTTCTGGAGAGTTTACCAAGTTGAAAGATGAAGAAGAAAAGCTGATAAAAAAACGCGGCGTACTTGGTAAGCTTGTCGTTATCTACGTCCCGCAAACTAAAATGCTTGAAAACCTACAAAAGCAAGGACTGTTAAATGAAAAGGCGTGAAAAATTAATTGCTTCTGCACTAAACAACAATTTTAGTGACGGGAGCACCAAAGCCCTGGATGCCACGTTGCGTGTGATCCTTGGGGATATGGGAGAACAGTACATACGTTTCTGGGCGGCAGAAGGGCCTGGTATTCTGTGCTTCCAACCGGAAAACAAAGAAAGGTCCGTGTTCTTCATGACCTTAAAAGAGCTTAACCATGCCATCGAATCATGTGAACGTGATGACCAGGGAGATCTAGCTGAGAGCTTTAGGCGAATTCTAAAGGCAGCGCAAAAGATTGATCCTTCGGAAAAAGCTGGTTATTTAATTAACGATAAAGAGGGAATGCGTTATCTTGAAATTGATTACAATAAAGCGGTAGACGTTTAATGCCTGCATATCTTGGTAATAAAAAAGTTGAAGAATATGAGTGGATTAGTAATGCTGATCTAGTCAACGCTGCTCATTCCATTATGGGGGGCATTGATCTGGATCCAGCTAGCTCTGATATTGCCAATCAATATGTCCAGGCAAAATCTTATTACACCGTTCAAGATGACGGATTAAATGAGCAGGACTGGTGGGGGAACGTTTATTTGTTTCCTCCCAATCACAGTTATTACTGGAACTTAAATAAACAGAAATGGCAAAAAACTAGAAACAGTGTTAAAACCTTGATTTCTGGTTACTCACTCTGGTGGAAAGTTTTAAAAAAGAAATGGTTGACAGGAGAAGTAAAGCAAGCTATTTATTTCTGCAATTGCCCTGATATGTTTCGGTATTCCCAGGACATTTTCGACCATCCGATCTGCATCCTGCGTACAACACCAACATTGAATCGTTATTTCTATACATCAAAAACCATGGATTCCCGCAACACATGCACATCGTTTTTGGTATACTTGCAGCCACAAGATGAAGTCGAGGATTCCACGGAAAAATTTGTGGATACCTATGGAATTCGCGGACGAATTCTCTTGTAAAGCCTTTGAAATCGCGTATATTGAACAAGAGTTTTTAACGAGACATGAGCGTACTGGCTGATTGGGAGATTAAAAAGCTCTCCGAAGAAGAAGAAATGATTCAGCCATTTGCAGATGCGTTGGTCAGTTCCAGGGGAGAGCAGAAAATCTTGAGTTATGGTCTTAGCTCTTACGGCTATGACATTCGTTTGTCTCCTGAGCAATGCTTGATTTTTGGTCGCGTTCAATCAGGTGATTGTGACCCAAAAGCATTTAGCCCTGATATCTTGAATCCTGCCGAACTTTTGGAGGATGAGAAGGGGAAATATTTCTTGCTTCCTCCTTATGGCTATTGTCTAGGTGTTGCACAAGAGCGGTTGAAACTCCCTAAAGACGTGATGGTGATGGCTGTAGGTAAATCGACCTATGCACGATCAGGAATCATGGTCAACATTACACCTGCCGAAGCCGGTTGGGAAGGCTACCTAACGCTAGAGATCAGTAATTGCACAGGTCTTTTTAATCGCATTTACGCAGATGAAGGTATTACGCAACTGATCTTCTATCGGGGTAAACCCTGCGTAACAACCTATCAAGATCGCAAAGGCAAGTACCAAAACCAACCTAAGCAGGTGGTCTATAGCCAGGTTTAACCAAAACCGTAAAAGGTACCTGAGAACCTTTTGGGGCTCCGTGCGTAGTTTGTACTGCCTACGGGGCCTTGTTTGTCACCACTGGTAGGAAGCTCAACTCCTTTGATTGATGCTTTTTGCCTTGGTGTTTTACCACGAATTTTGGGCTCTTCTGTTTCGGCACGTTGCCTGAATGCATTCGCTGTTCGAGCTGCTGCCAGGTATCGATCTACTCTTTCTGCAGTGCTTCTATTGCTTGTGTTGGCAGCATTAGCAGTTTCACGTTCGGCCTCATCTAAACGACGTAAATCAACCTGGTAAGACCGACCAGGATTAAGGTCGTTAACTTCTCCTCCAGAAGAGCCAGAGTCTTGACGAGGATCGTAATTTAAGTTATAGGTATTTGCCATCTTATTATTGTAAAAGAACTGAATCAATTAAAAGCTGTGATGCATTCCGCCGCAGGATTTTTAGACGCTTTTGTCCAAGACGAAGTTAAGTGCCGTTGTTTGACAGAAGAAGATTTTGGCGCACCTCTCGATAACGAGCAAAATGATGTACCCTTATATGATATGTACAACCGAGGATTAGTTGCATGCGAACAGGGACTCGAAAGGAATCCGTTGAATCTCGAGGGAGCACGACCTGGAATGACGGGTTATATTCCGTCAATGGAGGAGGGGATGGCAATGGGAGCCTCTCCACGACCGAAAGCACTTGTATTGGAGCTGGAGGAACCGGAGGAAATGGAGCGGATGCTGTCAGCCAAACGACGTGGTTTGCTCCGGTAGACGACATTATCGTTAGTGATTGCCCTGGAGGTGTGTGCCCAGTTCCCTGGGCCACTAAAGAGGAGCCTCCCGTGATCCAGGGGGATACGGTAGATCACCCATCACATTACACCGATGGGGGCATCGAATGCATCGAAGCCATTGAGGCGGCTTTAACCAACGAAGAATTCCGTGGTTACTGCAAGGGAAATTGCATGAAGTATATTTGGCGTGAGAAGCATAAAGGCGGGACAGAATCACTGAAGAAAGCACAGTGGTACCTCGATCGTCTTATTCAGCTTGACGAAGCTCAAAAGGGCTGAAGACTATCTTCATCGTCATCCTCGTCGTCGTATGTACATGCGGCGGCGAGTTCAGCTAATTCAAGATCGGTTGGATAGTCCCAGTCGATCTCAATGTTTTCACTTGCCATGATATCTTTTATCGCATGCCACTCCATCATGCGCTGATGATAGAGGTTAAGAAGAGCAAAGCGAAGCTCATCCCAAGTCATCTCTTCTGACTGAAGCTCAGCTTTTCGCATTGCAAATTGAAGCTCAAGAGGAAGTTCGAACTCACGCGCTTCAGTCGGATGCTCCAT